ACTGTTGATGACGTTGATGTCAGCACTGAGAATGTCATATCTGTAGACTTCGTAACAGGCACAGTTACAGCGAATACAGTTACAGTTTCCGGTGACGCAAACTTTGAGATTAGTTCAACTGAAGGCACTGGACAGGTAGCGACTTCAGATGTTGCTGGAAATGCGGGTGTTGAGGTGACTTCTATACCATTAACTTCTGCTGTAACCACTGCTGGAACATCAACTGTTGTATTTGATTATCTAGCGCAAGCTGACAATTACAGTAGAAAACGTACTGTGTATTTACCAAGGGCGGCGTAATGAGTCAAACGAGTGAAGAAAGAACAGTTTACGTTACTCAAGAGTTAAGAAAAGTTTATATTGAACGAGGTTCTACTCCAGCAGACAGAACCATTTATGTTACTGAGGAATTCTAATGAGCTTTAGATGGCCCAACAAAGATCCGGACGAAATTTTAGACTACAGTGTAGACTGGTCTAGGTATTTAGGATCAGCGCAAATAAGTTCAGTTACATGGTTTGCACAATCTAAAACATACAATACTAAAACACAGATAGATGGTGGTGAGACGTTGGCTACTGCAAGTGGCGGTGCAACAACCGACACAATACAGAATGTTTCTCAGACAAATACAACACAGGTTGCGACAATTAATATTGCTGGTGGAACTCACAATGAAGAGTACACATTTACTTGTCGCATGTCCGACTCTACTGGTAGTACATCAGAGAGAACGATAAAACTAAAAGTGAAGGAGCGTTAACATGGCATATGATTTTTTAGGTCTAGTTAATGACATCAATGCCCGTCTCAATGAGGTTCAGTTAACTTCTTCCAACTTCAGTGCCGCATCTGGATTTTATCAGCAAGCTAAAGATGCAGTTAACTCTTCTGTGCGCTACATCAACCAGTCACATTTTCAGTGGCCCTTTAACCACGTAGAGCAAGAAGAGGATCTATCGGATGGTGTGACAAGATACGCTCTTCCATCAGATTGCAAAACTGTTGACATGGACACATTTCGCATTAAGAGAAACACTGACCTTAATAACGAAACTGCTAAACTTAGAATATTAAGCTACGAAGAATATCTTGAAAATTACGTAGATCAAGAGTATAATGCTTCTGCAAATAAAGGTATTCCTCGTTACGTGTTCCAAACGCCAAACTTTGAATATGGCGTAACTCCCCAGCCAGATAAAGATTACGAAATCGTCTACGAGTATTATAGATATCCTGTAGACATGATTGGCGCAACAGACGTACCCATTGTTCCTGAAAGATTTAGGCACGTTATTGTAGACGGTGCTATGTACTACGCATATCTTTTCCGTTCAAACACACAAGATGCGACAGTAATCAAAGATAAGTTTGACGATGGTATTGCTCAAATGAGAACTATGCTTATCAATAGAACTGATTATGTCCGCTCTACCGCAATCAATAGATCTAATTTTTCAGGAACAGTAACAGGAGTTTCTGTTTAACATGGCATTAGATAACTGGCAAAGTTTTGCATTTGAGTTCCAAGGCGGGCTGGTCACCAACCTGTCTCCTCTTCAGCACGGTGTTAAACTTCCCGGATCGGCTAGGATATTAAGAAACTTTGAACCATCTATTGATGGTGGTTTCAAGCGCATTGAAGGCTATGCAAAATTTGATTCCGCTCAGTTAGCTGGAAGTGGTCTTGTCAGGGGTATCGCAGTTTTTTCCGGTAATGTTGTTGTCGCTAGAAATGAGCATGTCTACATCTCTTCAGGTTCTGGCTGGACACAATTAACAGATAACGCAACATATTCATCGACTGGGCTTACCCTTGGGGGCATTGGGCCGGTGCGTTTCGCTGAGCATATGTTCAGTGGAACAAAGACTCTTATCATTGTAGATGGCGCAAGCAAGCCATTTAAATTTGACAATTCAAGTTTTTTGAGTATAACTACTGCAACCGGAGATGTAGAAGATTCTACCTTTGTTGTAGAGCACCAAGATCATTTATTTTTCGCTAAAAACAATACGTTAATTTACACTGCTCCTTTATCAGATACAGATTTTACAGCGGCCAGTGGTTCCGGTATCATTTCGTTTAAGAACAACATAACAGGCCTTGTATCTTTCCGTAACCAGCTTGTCGTGTTTACTCCAAAATCTATTGATGTTATTTCAGGGACATCCTTTGCTGACTTTGTCAAAAGTAATGTAACGAATGATGTAGGGGCAGTCAAAGAGGACACAGTACAAGAGATTGGTGGAGACATTATGTTCCTTGGTCCTGATGGATTAAGGCTGTTTTCTGCGACTGATAGAATTAATGACTTTGGTTTAGGTGTTGTATCTAAGCCAATTCAGAATGAACTAACTAATCTTCTTACACGATGCACTAGCTTTTCTAGCGTAGTAATCCGTGAGAAATCTCAGTACCGCCTTTTAGGATTTAACTCCAGTTTTACGGATGCATCTGCCTTGGGCGTTTTGGGTACTCAGTTTTCTCAGCAGGGCGGGGAAGATATAGGCTGGGCTGAGATACGAGGGATAAATGCTTATGTGTCCGCCAGTAATCGTGATGAGACACAAGAGATTGTTGTGTTTGCAAATGATGATGGGTACGTATACCGAATGGAGGAAGGATCTTCCTTTGATGGGGATAACATTGTTGCAACATTTGCTACCCCGTTTGTGTACATTAATGATCCACAGATTCGCAAGTCATTCTACAAGTTAAACATCTATACTGATCCACAGGGTTCATTTGAATCTGTTGTTAACTTAAAACTTGACTTTGATACGGAAGGAACTGTACAGCCTCCTGAAATTGAATTTAGTAATATCACGAACACAGTTAGTTTGTACGGGGTTTCTACTTATGGTAGTGGATCTTTTGGCGGCAAACTTAAAAAGATTTTTTCTACTCAGACTGTTGGATCGGGATTCAACGTCTCTTTGGAATTTGTGTCTGATTCACAGACACCTCCATTTTCACTTGATGCGGCTACTCTAGAGTTCGCAACCCACGGGAGAAGGTAAACTATGGGTACTGGCTACGTCCGTAATGATACGGCAAACAATATTGCAGATGGAAACGTCATCAATGCATCGGATCTTGACGGAGAGTTTGATGCCATCCAGTCGGCGTTTAACGCATCTACTGGACACTCACACGACGGGACAAGTGGTGAAGGACCGCAGATTGATACTGCCGGTATTGCCGATGATGCCATAACCGGGGCTAAGATTGACTCGACGACAACCGTTACTGCGGCTTCTTTTGTCGGTCCAGTGACAGGTAACGTCACAGGTAATCTAACTGGTGCGGTTACTGGTAATGCGAGCACTGCTACTGCTTTGCAGACTGCACGTAATATTGCAGGTCAATCGTTTAACGGTACTGCAAATATATCAATTGCCCCAACAGATCTTACTGGTGTGACAGCAACAGCCACTGAGATCAATAAGTTAGATGGGGCGAATGTAACCACCACCGAAATAAATATTATAGATGGTGATACTGTAGCTTCATCAACTGTTGTAGCTGACGCTGACCGTGTTGTATTCAACGATGCGGGTACAATGAAGCAAGTCGCTATGACTGACCTGAATACCTATTTTGAAGGTAAGATGGACACACTGGCTGGTTTGACATCCACCATTGCTGAACTCAATACGTTAGATGGATACACAGGTACTGCTTCTGATCTTAATTACGCAAAAGATCTAAATGCGACAGGTGTAACTACCGCTGAGTTTGACAAGCTAGATGGCTTGACTGCAACAACAACAGAGCTTAATTTGCTTGATGGTGTAACGGCAACAACTAATGAGATCAATACATTAGATGGTTTTACCGGCACATTTGCTGATTTAAACTACGCAAAAGATTTACGTGCTACTGGAGTCACAACAACAGAGTTTGATAAACTTGATGGTTTGACAGCATCTACAGCAGAGTTAAACATCCTTGATGGTGTTACTGCTACTGCTACGGAACTTAACAAACTTGATGGTTATACAGGTAGCACAGCAGAACTGAACATCCTTGACGGTGTGACAGCGACTACAGCAGAGCTTAACCTGATGGATGGCGTAACAGCTACTACTGCTGAGATTAACTACATTGATGGTGTCACATCCAATATCCAAACTCAGCTAAACTCTAAGGGTAATGTTAGTACTCTTTCTGATCTTGGTGTCACTGCAACTGCGGCTGAACTCAACAAGTTAGATAACGTCACAAGTAGTGCGACTGAGTTTAACGTCCTCGATGGGGATACCTCAGCCACAGCAACGACCCTTGTTGATGCTGATCGTGTTGTCGTCAATGACAATGGCATTATGGTTCAGGTTGCGATGACCGACGTACAAACATACGTCAATGCAAACTTGGATGCTGACATTCTCAAAGCTGATACAGCAGACACCATCACTGCCCCTATGCGTGGCACAGTCACAGCAGACAATGATCTGTCGTTTGATATGAACGTGACCAACAACTTCAAGTGTACGCCAACTGGTACTGGCGCACTGACGTTTACGAACATCACAGCAGGACAGTCAGGCAACATCTGGTTGGATAACTCAGCAGGTGTGACTATTACTGCCGCCGCTACAACCTACATTTCCGGTACTGATCTCACAACGATTAGCACAGCAGGGGTGTACTTCCTGTCGTACTACTCAGATGGTACGAATGTTGTTGTCGCTTGCTCTCCCGCCCTTACATCAACAGGTGCTTAATACATGGCGATAATCCAAGGCAATGCCCACAAGAGTTCAGTCAGTGGCTTCTATCCAAAGACCATTGAAGGATCGCTACGGTTTAACGATGATGACTCTGCGTACCTATTTAATTCAAATTTTTCAACGCCAACAGACAATCAAAACTGGACTTGGAGCGGTTGGATAAAACTGTCTACAATAAGCACAGCCGCAAGAGTTCTTTTCCAAGCAGACACAAATAGTGTTGATACCTTACAAATGGTAGACCATAAGCTGTATGTCACTATTAACGGTGCTACAACAACAAGTACAACAATGCTACTGCGTGACCCGTCAGCTTGGTATCACATTGTATGGAATTATAATGGTTCAAACTCTAAGCTGTATGTAAATGATGAGTTACAAGTCACAGTTTCAAAAACTGGCAACACTAAAATAAATAATGCCTCTTATACCCATTATATAGGCTCTAACAGTACAGCCCGATACTTTGACGGCTACATGGCCGAAGTCCACTTTGTCGATGGTACAGCCTATAGCCCTGATGCGTTCGGTGAGGTAAAGAACGGTGTGTGGGTGGCTAAAGAAGTCGATGTTACCTACGGTACGAATGGCTTCCATTTGCCTATGACAGATGATGTAGAGGTAGAAGCGTTTAATACTGTGTTGTACAAAGGCACTGCTACTGCAAA